TAGGCCACCCTGAAGTGGTTTATTTAATATAAATCATTTCTAAAGTATACTCCTTGGTTAGACTCCTTCCGTAATAGGAAGCTTTAGTAAAGGAGACAGTTCCAATAAATTCAAAACCAATGAAAGTACAATTTATTATACTTAAATGGTTGGCTTTATGGTACTATCCCAATACAGGCCAATCCTCTGAGGCTATTAAGGAAATGTTTGATAAACTTTCCGTATGGTCACAAACTAAAGGAAATCTTTGGGTGATTATTCATCTCAAAGAGATCCGTCTGCTTTATACTAGACACCTATGTGGTGATCCAGTTTATAAATCAGCTCATATCATAGGGATTAGAAAGGATGGTTTACCGAAAGGTTTTCCAATTCTTAATTCTATATTCCTTAAAAAGGATAGAGAATCGGTGAGTTTCGTTTTAACGTTACTCTCTCTTTCGAGAACAATCAAGGCTTGGAAAGAACCAAGTACTTCAACAATAACAGCCAGTTATACTGGAGATGTTACTGATTTTGAGGTATATCGTAAAGATATATCCAAAATACTGAAATACTTTGGTATCAGTACAATGTCCTTAGATTGGACCACTTCTAATTTACACTATTCAATTAAAGCTGGACCCGTTGGTCTATCTACATGGTCAGCGGTAATAGATGCTGCTCTCCTTACAAAGGATCAAATCGATAATATTAAAATATTATCATATGATTTGTATCTTTATATTCTTAACTGGAAAACATTTAAGACTTCCGATATAATCGGAGCCTTTATGAAGCCAGGTAAGGAAATAAGAGAGGTGACGCGAAAATTGAGTGTCGTAAAAGATCCGGAAGGAAAATCACGTGTAATAGCAATCTTTGATTACTATACGCAAACATTATTAAGATTGTTTCATCAATCTTGTTTTAATGCTTTACGGTCATTTCCGTGTGACAGAACTTTTACTCAGGATCCCATAGTGGATTTTGATGGACCCTTTTACAGCTTCGATTTAAGCGCAGCTACTGATCGGTTCCCATTAGGGTTCCAAAAGGTAGTTACATCCATATTACTTGGCTGTCCTATAAAAGCCAGAGCATGGGCTTCATTACTTTCTGATACTGAATTTTTATGTCCCTGGGACCAAACTATGGTAAAATACCAAGTTGGGCAACCCATGGGTGCATATAGTTCATGGGCAGTTTTTGCTATTTGTCACCACATAATTGTTCAATTATGTGCTATCCAGACAAATCAGTTTCCTACTAAGAATTATATTCTATTGGGAGACGATATTGTAATTGGAGGTGATAAGCTAGCAGCTGCATATCAAGAAATGATGAGTCACTTTGGAGTAGAGATTTCATCGCACAAATCACATGTATCAAAAGATACGTATGAATTTGCTAAGCGATGGTTTCACGCTGGAAAGGAATGTTCCGGAATACAGGTATCTGCTTTCATGGAAACATGGAGCAATTATACTCTGTTGTACGGAACCATTCGCCAGTACTTTGAAAGAGGATTTATACCTTATAAATTCACTTCAATTGCTGAGTTAGTATATTCTTTACTTCTTTCCCTTGGTGTATACCATAGACTTGCTATGAATATCTACCGAAAAGTAGAAGTGCTTAATGCCTTTTATCGATGGATCCATAAAGGGGATCAGTCTTTAATAAGAAGTATCTTAGTAAATTCCTACCCTAATGAAGCACCTATTCCTGACGTTGGGCAGCAGTTAGAATATTACTTAAGAGTAAGATTCGACTACGCCTATCAGAAAATGTACATCAAGCTTCAAAATGAAGTTGAATCATATTTGACTTCTATTGAAACCAAATTGATCGACCATTTTTCTATTTGGTGGCCTAACTCAGATGGTGATGATATAGTTGACCAAGAAATTGATTACCTCGGACCAGGTGACATTGCTAATTTACCAGTTAGCCTCTCACTCCGAAAAGTGTTTGGCGATCTGTGTGAAAACCCAATTTTATCTGATCCAGGAGAAGACTACAAGGAGGCAATTAAGACTCTTTGTATCCCTTCTCCATCGTCAGTTGGAGGAATCCGACACGATGATATGGTGAAACTAGTTACTTCGAGAATGTCATCGAAATTATTGGAAGTTCATAGAACTACCTTTAAGGACGGTTCACTCTCAGGAGTAATCAATGAAGCACGATGGTTTGATGAACATGTGAATAGCTAAGGAGGTTGCACCCTGTAGTCAGGAATGACAAAGGGAGAAACCAACTGTTATTACACAGTGTCAACCATTTCCAGTGTGCTTATGGTGATGAACCATAAGAAAATTAAGAGTCGGGTTAAAATCCCTCATGCTTAATACTAGCACTGAAGAATGGGTTAGGTAAATCATTTTCAGAACTGATCGACTTATCATCGGTTAAGTTTTGTTAAGGGGGTCCTAACCATCAGGCTTCTCTGTGAAGAGAG